GCGTAGAAGAGAAAGACTTTCATTGGTGGCGGTACAGGGAGAGGGTAGCCAAGCTGGCCGCATCCTACGATAATGACATTTGGAACCCAACCAGCACCCCGCTCTGCGGTTGGTGCCAAGTCAAGGGTTGCGAGTTTAACCCCAAACACTAAGGCATATCATGGCATACAAAAGAGACTACAAACAAGAATACGCAAACTACGACGGTACAGAAGCCGTTAAGAAGAAGCGAGCCCAGCGTAACAAAGCAAGGCGTATGCTGGAGCGTGAAGGCGTGGTACACAAGGGCGACGGCAAAGACGTTGACCACAAGAAGCCACTAAGCAAGGGCGGTACCACAACACGTTCCAATCTGAAAGCCGTACCAGCTAGCGCCAACCGCTCGTACAAACGCACTACCAAGGGGGCGATAAAGTAAATGGGAATATCAGATAAGGACTACGCTGACGCAATAGAGCACCAAAGAGAGCGCATACGTCAAGCAGTAGATAACAACGAAGGAATAACATTTACATCAACAAACTATCCAACAGCAGGAACAATCGCACGCAACCCCATAATACAAGAGCCCTACGGGCAGTTCAAAGCATTAACCGAAAAAGATTTACATAACCAAGCTATGAAAGCGCCATTATCTGCGCTTGCGGATATGTGGACGGTGCGGTGGGGTAGCGAGTGGGTTGGCGAAACCGAGTTTCAAGAAGACGACTTTTGGCGTATTGCCTTGGTGCGACTTACTGGTGCCAACAAGTTGGAGAAACACAACCTAGCTAATCAATACATGTCTGTGTACAGGATCATCGAATAATGCAGATCATCGAAAACAAAGCGTTGCTGTTTAAAACACGCAACCCTGATAAGTACAGCGTTATACCTAGAAGCAAGATCGTCAGCGAAGACAACGGCACGTTTGAAGTAGCCGTGTACTGGGGGCTAGACGAAACGCGTGTGCTCCGCAATCTAGGGGTAAAGAATGCGCCATCACCCATTACCGCTAAGTACGACTGGCCGGGGCGGTTCAAGCCGTTCGCCCACCAAATAGATACCGCTTGCTTCTTGACAATGAATCGTAGAGCGTTCGTATTTAACGACCCCGGTACTGGCAAAACATTCTCTGCCTTGTGGGCGGCTGATTACCTGATGAAAATAAAGCATGTACGGCGTTGTTTGATTCTATGCCCCCTGTCCATCATGCACGACGCTTGGGTAAGTTCGATTGGCAAAAGCGTCATTCACCGTTCAGTTATTGCGGCGCATCATTCACAGGCATCACGGCGCATCGAGATGGTACAAGGCGACTACGAGTTCGTGGTGGTCAACTACGATGGGCTAAACCTGATTGCTAATGAAGTTATTGCCAACGGCAAGTTCGACCTTGTGATTGTGGACGAAGCAAACGCCTACAAGAACCCATCGACACAGCGTTGGAAGTCACTCAACAAGATACTTAAGCCCGAGACCATGCTGTGGATGATGACGGGCACACCTGCCGCACAGTCGCCCATAGATGCGTACGGCTTAGCCAAGCTAGTAAACCCAGCCGGTGTACCCAAGTTTGCTACCGCATGGCGTGACAAGGTAATGAACAAGCTAACCAAGTTCAAGTGGGCTCCAAAACGTAATGCTCAGCAAGACGTATATGACGCACTGCAACCGGCGATTAGGTATACCAAAGAAGAATGTACCGACCTACCACCCGTACTCACCGAGACCCGTGAGATTCCCCTTACGCCTCAACAGGTTAAGTACTACCGCATGCTCAAAGATCTTATGGTTATGCAGGCATCAGGCGAGACGATTACTGCCGTCAATGCCGCCGCAGGTGTTAGCAAGCTGTTGCAGATAAGTGCAGGGGCGGCTTACACCGATGACCATGAGGTTGTGGAGTTTGACTGCGCACCTAGGCTGAACGTCTTGCTGGAAGTACTTGAAGAAACTAACCGCAAGGTCATTGTCTTTGCGCCCTTCAGGCACAGCATAGAAACAATCCATACTCACCTGCTTAAGCACAACATAGCTAGCGAAGTAATACACGGTGACGTTTCGGTAAACAAGCGCACAGACATCTTCAAGCGCTTTCAAAACAGCCCTGACCCACGTGTACTGGTTGTTCAGCCGCAAGCCGCATCGCATGGTGTAACATTAACAGCGGCAGACACCGTGGTGTTTTATGGCCCAGTCATGTCTGTTGAAACCTACTTGCAGTGCATTGCACGTGCCGATCGCATCGGGCAAACATCAACCAACGTAACGGTAATTCATTTGCAAGGCAGTGAAATAGAGAAGCGCATGTTTAAACAGTTAGAGAAACGTGTTGAGGGTCACGACCTCTTGCTGAATTTGTACAAGGAAGAAATTAATTTTTAAGGAAAACCCTAAGTCGGGTTGTACACCTGACTTTGTTGATGTAAAATATTTTACAAAGGAGCATAAAAATGCCAAATGAAGAAGAAGTAGTACCGCTAGATAAGCTAGCACGCGTATACCGTAAAATGTACGTAAAGGTTCAAGAACTGACCAAGGAGTACGAGAGTCAGATCGAAGAACTCAAAGCGAAGCAAGATGAAATTAAGAACGCCATGAAAGATCAGATGTTGGCGCTGGGTATGAACTCGGTGCGGACAGAAGAAGGCACTATCATCTTGTCACAGAAAACTCGTTACTACACAGACGACTGGGATTCATTCAAGAACTTTGTTGTAGAACACGATGCACTAGACCTGTTTGAGAAGCGCATAGCGCAGAAGAATATGTCTATGTTTTTAGAAGAGAATCCGGGTGTAGTGCCAGCCGGGCTCAACTCGATGTCGGAGTATGCAGTAACAGTACGTAAACCAACCAAATGAGGAGAAGTAAATGAAAGGGCAATACATGAAATCTGCGGACCCTCTTCAACAAAAAGCGTATGACTTGCTTTTTAATAGGTTACAAGCGGTTATGAAAGAATCGAAAGCTACTGACTTTATCGCTTTTGAGGTGTACTTAAACGCAATGTGCTACTTAGCGGCAAAGCTAGACGCAGACGAAGAAAATTTGGCAAAAGGTGTGAAAGAAACCGTCGCACACTATAAATCAGAAGACGGCGTAAAAAAGTTTTCAATTAACTAAATGAAGGAGTAGTAACATGGGCGATCTAGCCAGCTTTAACCCGAATCAAACCCCAGCATTTGCACGCAAGGGTGAATTATCCGCATTAGCCAAGAGCCTTACCGGCGGGGCAGGCGGCGGCAGTACCAAGCGCATCTCAATCAAAGGCGGTGTATTCCGCTTGATGGCAGACGGCAAAGAAATTACCTCGATTGACGACCGCCACCTTGATGTTGTTATTGTCAATGCGGCACCGAAAATTAGCCGTACATTCTACGCTGGACAATACGTTGAGGGCGAGACAAAAGGACCTGATTGCTGGTCAGCAGATGGTGACAAGCCTGACGCATCTATCGAAGAGCCACAAGCAAGCGACTGCGCATCATGCCCGATGAACGTCAAAGGCTCAGGTCAAGGCGATTCTAAGGCTTGCCGTTTCTCACAGCGCCTTGCAGTAGTCTTGGCTAATGATGTACAGGGTGACGTAATGCAGTTGACCCTAGCGGCTACATCCATCTTTGGTAAGGAAGAAGGCGACAAACGCCCACTACAAGCCTACGCTCGTTACCTTGCCGCACAGAACATCAACCCTGAGACACTCGTAACACGGCTCCGCTTTGATACAAAAGCCGCAGTACCCAAGTTGTTTTTCCAACCAGTACGTTGGTTAGAGGACGACGAGTACGCAGTAGCCGTTAAGAAGGGCGAGTCAGTGGAAGCAAAGATGGCTGTCACCATGAGCGTTTCCAAGCCAACAGAGAAGGCGCCACAACTTGAAGGCAAGAAGCCAAGCCTCAAGAAAGAAGAGCCAGCCGTAGAAGCTGAAGAAGTTGACGAGCCTGAGAAGCGTAAGCCAGCCGCTAAGGCAAGCGCAGTGCCAGCCAAGAAGGCCAGTAGCTTAGCCTCTACCGTTGAGGAGTGGGATGATGAATAAGTTTATTGTTGGCGTACTGTTATCAGTAACAGCCCTTTCCGTTTACGCACGTTGCACAACTCAGACAGTCACTCAAGGTGGTCGTATGGTTGTTTGCACAACGTGTTGTGACCAATGGGGTAACTGCAACACAACTTGCTTTTAAGGAGCACGTAAAGACTATCGGGGGGAAAGTGTAAGTCGGCTCGGCGACTTTAAATAGCCTGTAAAAAGCGTTGGGTTTCTTTTTCATACCAACGCACCTTTCGAATGTAGCACCGGTACCCCCGCCCACTTTAATAAAGAATATTATGGCTTACTCAGACGAGATTAAAAATACAACAAAGAGCGCACCGAAGACGCTGGGAAACCAGTTGGGGCGCTGGGCAATTAGTTTAGACTTTCCAGTTATTGAAGTAGCAAAATTTACAGGGGCAACAAGGCAGACGGTTTACAACTGGTTCAGCGGCACAGAAGTGACGCCATCATATCGGATACGTGTACAGTCTTTGTTGAATATATTACAGAACAGTAAAACAGCAGAAGAGGCGCTAAGAGAATGCTTAAAGAACCAGTAGAAACCACGTTAATCCCCAAAGCGCTTACTGACTACGAACTGTTACGACTCTCTGAAGATTTTGCTTACGGCGACGGCTTGCCTAAAGAGTTTCAAATAGAACTTGTAAATCGTTTTGCATCAAGAATAATCACCGGCATCGCTTACTAACTCGAGAGGTTTCACATGACGTCGCAGGAATTCCTAGCGACTGTGCTACCGTCTTCGGGTGTTTACTGCACGGCCGAGATTAGCACAGCAAAAAGAGAGCACGTATTCGTCAGCACGATTGACGAGTTGTACAACGCCGCCATGGCGTTTGATGGGAAGGGCTACAACACTTTCTTTGCCTTGGCCTCGTTTGATGATAAGAAAAAGCGCACCGCCGACAGCGCTTTAAAGATGCGGTCTTTGTTCTTGGACATCGACTGTGGTGTAGGCAAGGACTACGAAAACAAAGGGCAGGCGGCTACTGCTTTAGACTTGTTCTTGGGCGACACAGACTTAAATACCCTAGGCACGCCGTTCATTATTTCTAGTGGCGGTGGCTTGCACGTTTACTTTCCGTTCGAGGAAGAAGTAGATGTAACTGTTTGGAAACCTGTTGCAGAGAACCTTAAGCGGTTGGCTAAGAAGCATGGCTTTAACATCGACGCCTCTGTTACTGGGGACGTGGCACGTATTCTGCGTGTGCCCGATACACACAACTACAAGCAAGAGAAACCCCGCAAGGTAGCTATCAAGGTCAAGGGCACCATCTTTAACT